CCTGTTACGGTTAATCAAGAAGGTTATATTGGTGGGGGCAATGCTCCGCAAGCACAAGCACCATCACAGCCATCTTCTCCTATTCAACCACAAGGGCAACAGCAACATTCTGGTGTTAAGCCTTCTTGGGCTTAATATAGGTTTTACGAATATCTAGCGGCAAGACTGACCTTCGTCTGCTAGAACTCGTTTGGGTAGCACGAGTGCCGTAAAGCTACCCATTTCATCTAGCAATGAAAGGAAATCCAATGAAAACATATGAACAAGCAAAAGAAGAGATGATTTTTCAAGTTAATAACTTGCAAGATGTTATTAAGTTATTAAGAGAGAATGCTTATTACGAAAAAATTTGTGGAAGTTGTAGCACTAAAATGCGTTTAAGAGTTAACGATTTTAGAGCCAATGAAAAAAAGTTTTGTAGTTCTACTTGCAGATCTAGGAATCAAAGACGTAAAAATGAGAGTAAATAATGATTCTTAGACCATACCAAAAGATAGCAGTTGACGATGCTTCTACTGCTCTTAATAAACATAAAAACACTATTGTTGTTGCTCCGACTGGAGCAGGTAAAACAATTATGCTATCGGCATTAGTTGGTAAGAGATATAAAAAGGGCAAGAAGGTTCTTGTGTTGCAGCATCGTGACGAACTTGTAAGACAAAACAGAAGCAAGTTTGCAAAAGTAAATCCAAAGATAACAACAAGTGTGGTAGATGGATCAGAGAAAGATTGGTCTGGTGAAGCTATATTTAGTATGGTGCAGACGCTTTCAAGACCGAACAATTTAGATAACATGTGTGAATTTGACATGATAATCGTGGACGAAAGCCATCATGCAATAGCCGAAACCTACACTAGAATTATTAATCGTGTGAAAGAAGCAAACGAATCAGTTGAGATAGTTGGCTTTACTGCAACTCCTAATCGTGGAGATAAGAAAGGTCTGCGAAACATATTTAATAATTGTTCGCATCAAATAGAAATTACGACATTAATCCGTGAAGGATTTCTTGTGCCACCCAAAACATTTGTTGTTGATGTAGGTGTAAGGCAAGAATTAGAAAATGTTCGCAAAACTATATCTGACTTTGATATGGGCGAAGTAGAACGAATAATGAATAAGAGAGCCATCAATGAACGTATTGTTCAAGAATGGCAAGAGAAAGCTGGAAACAGAAAGACAGTTGTCTTTTGTTCTACTGTTGTTCATGCACAAGATGTATGTGACGAGTATCGTAGAGCTAACGTCAGAACTGAATTGCTTACAGGTGAAACTCCAAGCGAAGAACGAAAACAAACATTACATGATTTAGAGCATGGCGATGTGCAAGTTGTTGTTAACGTAGCTGTGCTTACAGAAGGGTTTGATGCTCCACCAGTTAGTTGTATTATTTTAACAAGGCCATGTTCATACAAATCTACGATGGTTCAGATGATTGGTCGTGGCTTGCGAACAATAGATCCTGAAGAACATCCTGGTATTATTAAGAAAGATTGCATAGTTTTAGACTTTGGAACAAGTGTCTTAACTCATGGTTCATTAGACGAAAACGTAGACCTTGAAGGATCAGAAGGTAGAGGAACAGGTGCTGCTCCAGAAAAATCATGTCCACAATGCGAATCTATTGTGCCATTATCTTCTCGTGAATGTCCTTTATGTGGCTATGAATTTGGTAAGCAAGATAAAGAAGTATTAGAAGATTTTATTATGACTGAAGTTGACCTTATGGATAGGTCTCCTTATCGTTGGATAGATCTGTTTGATAATGGTCGTTGTATGAGTGCTAGTGGCTTTAATGGGTTTGGTTTGGTTGCTCACTTAGATGATATATCTATTGCTCTTGTAAAGCGTTCTAATGGCAAGTTAAGGGTAGTTAGTGTTGGCACTAAAGAGCAAGCCATAGCGTCTGCCGATGACTTCCTAAGAGAGATTGAAGATAGTGATGGAGCAAGGAAAGGCAAGAGATGGTTGAATGAGGGTGTAACACCTAAACAAACGCAAGCGTTAAGTAATTGTGGTGTTATTGTTAGGGCTATGGATTTTAGTTGGAACAAATATAAAGCTGCTTGTTGGTTAAATTATTTGTGGAATAAAAAAGATATAGACAATAAAGTTATGAGTATAGGAGATAAAAATGCAACGTAGTGAAGCACTTAAAAAAGCCGAATTATTAATATCTGGCCCTAGAGCAAAAGCATATGGAGACGCTTACGAAACCCATCAAAACATAGCAAAAATGTGGTCTATTGTTTTAAAAAAAGAAATAACTGTGCATGATGTATATCGATGTATGATAGCTTTGAAATGCGTTAGGTTAAACAAAACACCTAAACATGAAGATAGTATGATTGATATTATTGGATACGCTGCTTTAGCAATGGAGGCGTTTGATGGAAAGACTAACACTTAATTATAGCATTAATGTATCTAATGATGTTGGCGTTCAAAATGTTGTTGATGGCTCAATGTTTCTCCATACTGCAAACATAGATAATGAAACTGAATTAATGAATAGAGTAACAGAAGCTATGGAAGATGTTATGGAAGAATTACAGTATGAAATTTTAGGTGGTTATTGCAAGGTAATGTCTGGTCAAGATGAACTATTCAAATTAGATTTTTATTCACATGAGACATTAGATGAGGAGATTAGTAGTAGATGGATAGAGCCAACAATGAAGACAATTCATTAAAAAACGCAGGTAAAGTATTTAGCAAAATAGGTTGGGAGACAAAATTATGCAATTTAACAGAAGAACAAATGGTAGCTTTAATATCTGTTATACAAATGTCAAGGGAGATAGAAAATGAGTTTGTCTGCGAATATGTTACACGATCTCATATTAAATACTTCGGTCCAATCAGGCAACCAAAAGGATTTGAAGACATACCATTTTGAAGAACAAATATCAGAATTTGTTGACAAAGCCATTAAGAAAAAGTCAGATAGTATTCCTAGAAGAACATATTTAGGGGGATCTTCACTTGGGGAGAAGTGTTCAAGAAAAATACAATACAGTTATATGGGTCAAGAAGTGGATAAAGATAGACACTTTAGTTCACAGACATTAAGAATATTTCAATTCGGTCACGAGATAGAAACAAGTATGGCCGATTGGTTAAAGCAAGCAGGATTTGATTTGAGAACAGAAAAGAAAACTGGCGAACAATATGGATTTTCTATTGCTGATGGTAAAATTAGAGGTCACATAGATGGTGTTATTTGTGGAGGTCCAGTTGACATGGCCTATCCTTGTTTATGGGAAAACAAATCAGCTAATGACAGAAAGTTTAAAGAATTTGTATCAAAAGGTATGGCTAAAACAAATCCTATATATGCTGCTCAAGTTGCATTGTATCAAGCCTATATGCAATTAACAGACACTCCATGTTTGTTTACAGTTGTTAATAAAAATACGAGTGAAATATATTACGAACTTGTTCCGTTTGATAAGTTTCTTGCTCAAGAAATAAGTGATAAGGCAGTTAACATATTGCAAGCTACAAAAGTTGGCGAAATGTTACCAAGAATAGCACAGTCAAAAGATATGTTTGATTGTAAATGGTGTAATTATAAGGATACATGTTGGAGTTAAAAATAGACGACATTAAAACGTAGAGAAAAAATGTCGCCTATAACTTCAGCCATTGAAGGTAAGGATAGTGTAATGAGTATAGTGAGATTTGGCAATGCTAATCGTGAATTGAACGCAAAAGATTTAGTAGAGTTAATTAGTGATAAAGTACCACCACAGGCACAGATTGATATCTTACGAGATACATATCCTAATGGTGTTATTCGTGGTGATGAGTTTAATGTTGGCTCTTTAAATGGAGAAGTTGGTAAGTCTTTAAAGATAGATATTAATCCAAGATCGCCTTGGTTTATGAAAGGTAATGATTTCAACGGATCAAGTGGTGTTGGAGGTATTGTAAAGATATTGATGGAGGGTCGTGGTATGAGACTTCCAGAAATAAAAGAATTTTTCTCTAATTATTTAGATGATAGCCCTAGTTTTGTAAGAGATGAAACGGCTGCTCCTCCAATAGAATCAATAATAAACAAATCATTAAGACAACAAATAAATATAAAAACTCCTTTTGATAGTGAGCATTTATATCTTAGTTTAGATGGCGAAGTCATATGTATGGTTAGACGATACAACATGCGTGATGGTGCAGGGAATCCTACAATGGACGATCATGGCAAGCCTAAGAAAGAGTTTCGTCAGTTTACTGGAACTAATCCGTATCCTAAAATGCCTGACGTTAGACCTCTTTACAATATACCGAACATTTCTGCCTCTGATAAAATAATCTGGGTTGAAGGCGAGAAGTGTGCTGATGCTCTTAATGAATTAGGTTTTACAGCCACATGCACTATGGGTGGAGCGGGCATGTTATCTCGTAAATCATCTAGTCAATTTGACTTCTCTCCGTTGCATGGAAAAGAATTAGTTATATGGCCAGATAATGATAATGCTGGAAAAAAGGTTGCCGAACTTGTGCAAGACTTAGCTATGAACGCAGGTGCAAAGTCAGTTACAATGTTAACTCCACCTTTAGGTAAGCCTGAAAGATGGGATGCAGCTGATGCCATAGCAGAGAGTTTTGATATAGGTCAGTTCCTAAGTGCGACAGTTAAGAATGTTAAAAGAAACATTAACCTATTAGATAGCAGTTTATTAATTAATCGTTTTGAGGGTCAAGCACCCGAACAAAAGTTTTTGATTGGCGAGACGTTGCCTCTTGCTGTTCCTATAATATTTTCTGCGTCTGGCGATGCTGGAAAAGGTATGATGACTTTGGATTTGGCTATGAAAGTTGCCTCTGGAGAACCTATGTCTAGTGCTTTTGGTGGTCATATTACCGAGTTTGGTAACGCTATTATATTTACAGCAGAAGATGATGAAGGTGAAATGCACAGAAGAATTGAACGCTTAGATGCGAACAATTCTAGGTTTAATTACGAACACGAACTTCGTATTGTGTCTTTGCCAAATCTAGGTGGTGTTTTCCCTATACTTCAAGACACCCATGATGGCTATAAGACAAGCAATGAGTTTGATAAAATATACGCTCAAATGTTGCAAATGAATAATCTGAAGCTAATCGTATTTGATCCGTTGGCATCTTTTGTTCATGCCGATGTTAACTCTGATCCAGCAGCAGGTGCAGCTTTAACAGGTTTATTGGCTCAGATAGCTACAGAAACAGGTGCTGCTGTAATCATGTGTCATCATATGACAAAAATTAAAGATGATACTGTTGTGTCATCTCCAGAGCAAGCAAGGAATATGATTCGAGGTACATCTGCTTTAGTTGATGGTGTTCGTTGTGCCTTTACAATATGGCAAGTTGACGAGTCCACAGGTCGTAGGCGTTGCCAAGATTTAGGTATCGAGTATCAAAGAAACAGATGTTTTGATGGTGCAGTTGTTAAGTCTAATGGACCTGCAAGACGAGATATTAGACATTTTATTCGTGATACAATGACTGGATTATTAGAGGATCGGTCTGAAGATATTGCACGATTACATTCGGGTAGTAACAGAGAGATTAAAAAAGATGCGATGTTCGCTTGGATTACATTATGTGAAAGAGAAGGTAAGGCCTTAACACAACAATCAGGAGCTGATGCAATCTTGCAACGTATGAGTGCAGATCCAGACGCTCCTAAAGTTTTAGAAAACGCTACGCAGCGAACAATTGATGGATTGGTAAGAGAGTTATT